TCAGAGAAGGCAATTAAAATCTTACCTGCTGGCAAGGCAGCTATATGTAGACTCCCTAGAAAAGACGCTAATGAAATGCTCCTCGCAGGAGAAGGGGATGAACTTAGAAAACTTTTATTCCAAGCAACACCTGTTAGACCAGATGGAATACTTAACGCCAGTAATCTCTGGGGAGAACTAACAAAGAAAGGATCTAACAGCGTCTGTCCTTTCCCCTACCCAATGTTGGATCAGTTTACAAAAGGCTTTCGTAAAAGTCAGATGATAACGATAGCAGCAGGTAGTGGTACAGGTAAGTCAACTATATGTAGAGAACTGGCACATCACTTTCTTAAGAATAAACTGACGGTTGGTTACATTGCTCTTGAAGAGAGTGTACAAAGAACAATGCAGGGGATACTCGGTGTAGAGATGAATAAACCCCTGCACCTTGAGGATAATGTAGAAGAAACAGAAGGGTTGAAACAATCCTTTGACAGGTTGTTTGGTACAGAAAAACTATTCTTATATGATCACTTCGGATCTATGGACCCTGACAGGTTGATAGAACAGATCACTTACCTTGCAACAGCAGAAGGTGTAGACGTAGTGATACTGGATCATCTGACAATAGTTGTTTCTGGTATAGATAATGTAGATGAAAGAAGAGCTATTGATATTGCGTGTACAAAATTACGACAGGTCGTTGAATCTACTGGTATAGGTTTGATACTTGTCAGCCATTTAAGAAGACCACCTGGTCTTTCGCACGAACAAGGACAGACTGTAAGTACCTCTGACTTGAGAGGTAGCTCTGGAATTTTACAGCTATCAGATCTTTGTATCAGTGCTGAAAGAAATCAGCAATCGGAAAGCTATGCAGAAAGGGCAGAACTACAGCTACGAGTACTGAAGAACAGGCATACAGGGATGACAGGACCGATAGATAAATTATTGTATGACCAAAGCACAGGAAGACTTGTAGTGCCTATGTCCACTTACTTTGGAAACTAATGACTTTACTAATTGACGCTGATTGGCTTTTGTATTCTTCATGTTGTGCCTGTGAACAGGACATAAAATGGGATGACAATCTACACACTCTTCATGCTGATGAAAGAGATGTACATGAAATGATTGATGGCAGAGTCTCTTACTATCAGACTATTGCTGAAGGCGATAAGGATGTTGTTATGTGCTTTACTGAGTACCCGACATTCAGACATACGATATATCCAGAGTACAAAGCTAATAGAAAGAACAAAAGAAAACCGTTAGCCTTTAAAAAAATAGTAGAACAGGTAAGAGAAAAGTATCAATCAAAAAGCTTTGATGGGTTAGAAGGAGATGATGTTATGGCTTTGCTTGCAACATCTAAACAATACGACAACCCAATAATAGTTTCAGTCGATAAGGACATGAGGTCTGTACCTTGCACACTGCTTGCAGGTGATGACCTAGAACTTATAACCAAACGTAAGGCTGATCGACATTGGATGAAGCAAGCCCTTACAGGAGACAGTACAGATAACTATTTTGGTATAGATAAAGTAGGACCAGTAACAGCAGAGAAGATACTGGGAGAATCTAAAACACTAGAACAGATGTGGGAGAAGGTAGTAGCTGCGTATGAGAAAAAGAAATATGACTTTGCTGATGCTGTATTAAATGCACAGCTTGCAAGAATACTGAGAGATGGAGACTTTGATTACAAGACAGGAGAAGTATCTCTTTGGACTCCATAAAGAAAACACTGGCAACCTACGGGTATTTAGTCACCAGTGTTTTTGCTTAGTCAAAAAAAACCAGTAACTAATGGCGGTCAGCTACTGGTATTTCCGTGTTGTAATAGAAAGACTCTCCTATAACATCATCACCTTATCACATAAATTTAAACCTGCTATACTTTATTATCTAATTTGAACTACAATACTTATAAATCTTACTAATCATGTCATCTGAAAAGCTTCCTGTTATTACAGATGAACTGATTCTTGCTTTAAATCAAATCTTTCCTAATCGTCATCCTGATTTGTCATTAACTGATAGAGAGGTATGGTATAGGGCAGGGCAAAGGTTTGTTGTTGATTATCTTATTGAACAACAAGCCAGGCAAAAAGATACCATGCTCACCGAATCAGTCTTGGAGAATTAGCTATGTGCATTGGCAGACCTTCACCACCACCTTTACCAGAACCTAGACCAACAGCACCAAGGCCAGAGAGAACTGCTGAACGTGTAGTCGTTGGACAACAAAGGGCTGAAGGACAAAGAAGAAGAAGAACACCAACTCAAAGAAGCAGAAGAAGATTAGGTACATCTTCATTAAGAATCCCTTTATTAGACCAAGGGCAAATGGGAACAGGTAATCTAAGGTACTAATTATGTGTATAGGAGGAAGAAGCCAAGCTGTGCAACAAACACCAACTTTTCGTGATGCACCACCTGTAGTAACAGGGTCACAAACTGGTGTTGATAATCCTAAAGATACAAAAAAAGCAACAGAACAATTAAAAATTAAAAGACAAAAAAGAGAAGGAACTTATGTAGATCCAAATCTTGAAACAGTAGAAAATTTATTAAATACAAGTGGTGGAATGTCACAATCTGATCGAGCAAGGAGAACAGCAAATCAAGATAGAGCAAAACGTAACTTTAATAAAAGAAAATACTCTAGAGGTATTACAGGTCAAAAGACTAGATCAGCTTAACTATGGAATACTCAACACAAGGACAAACAGCAGCAGGTAGATATGCACAACTACAAAGTGCAAGATCTACCTTTGATAGAGAAGCAAAAGAATCATCAAAACTAACCATACCTAGTTTGATACCTGAGAGTACAACTGGTACAAGAGCTAAGATAAAAACTCCATTTCAAGCTGTAGGTGCTAGAGGTGTTAACAGTCTTGCATCTAAATTATTATTTGCTTTACTTCCTCCTTCAACTGCTTTTTTTAAACTAAGTATTGATAGTCTTGAACTGTTGAAACAAGGACAGGAAGGATTAGAAACAGAGATAGATAAAGGATTACGAACAATTGAAACAGCTTTGATGAATGAGATAGAGATCTCTAACGACAGAGTTGCAATGTTTGAAGCATTGAAGCATCTGATTGTTGGAGGGAATGTTCTTCTCTATCTCACAGATGACGGATTGAAAGTATATTCACTATCAAAGTTTGTATGTAAAAGAGATGCAGTAGGTAATATATTAGAGATCATTACACAGGAATCAATACACCCTAACGCTTTACCAAAAGACTTCTTAGAACAGATCAAGAAAAAAGATAACTATGATGAGAAGACAATGGATAGTGACCTTGATATATATACATACGTCAAAAGAGTTAATGATGACTTTCTGTGGTATCAGGAATGTAAAGGAGAAAAAATACCAGGCACTGATGGTAGATCCAAAGTAGATGTATCCCCCTGGATTACTCTCAGGTTCGTAAGAATAGATGGAGAAGATTACGGAAGAGGATATGTTGAAGAGTATCGTGGCGACTTGATTAGTTTAGAATCTTTGATGCAAGCAATCATAGAAGGTGCTGCTGCATCAGCTAAGACTTTATTCCTTGTAAATCCTAATGGTGTAACCAGAGCAGCGACACTAGCCAAAGCTCCTAATGGTGCAATACGAGAAGGAAGTGCAGCAGATATTTCTGTAATGCAAGTTGGTAAGGGAGCAGACTTCCAAGTATCTTTTGCTGCAATACAAAGAATAGAATCAAGACTAGAGTATGCCTTCCTTATGGCTAGGTCTGTACAGAGAGATGCAGAAAGAGTAACAGCAGCAGAAGTTACCATGATGGCTAATGAATTAGAAAATTCTTTAGGTGGTATCTACAGCATTCTTACTCAAGAGTTTCAACTACCTTACTTAAGACGTAGGATGCATATGCTTGTACGTTCTGGTAAAGCTCCTAAGTTACCTGAGAAGTTAGTTAAACCGAAGATTGTTACAGGTGTTCAAGGTCTTGGTAGAGGTAATGATCGTAATAAGCTTGTTGAATTTATTGGAACGGTGTCGCAAGCTTTAGGTCCAGACATAATGCGTCAGTACATGAATGTAGATGAAGCAATAAAACGACTAGCAAATTCAATAGGAATAGATACTGCTAACCTAGTGAAGACACAGGAAGAGATACAGGCTGAGATGCAAGCAATGCAACAGCAGCAACTTATCCAACATCTCGGACCTGCTGCTCTTGGATCTCCTTTATTAGATCCACAGAAAAATGCAAACGCACAACAACTAACGGAGGAAACTAATGCCAACGAAGAAGCCTGATCCCAAACCAGAAACTGAAGTAGCAAAAGCTATAGTAAGTGAACTAGGTGTTAATGATGAACCTACTCCAACAGAACCAAAGGTGGTCGAAACCAAAAATGGTAATACAATTACTTATAACTAAACAAATTCTATGACTTCATCCCAGGTAAATGTCACAGAGACACCACCAATGTCTGCTGAAGACTTACAAACTTTAGCCAAAAACGAAACTGATGATAACGGTCTTATACTTGGAAAGTTTAAATCAGTAGAAGATCTTGCTGCCAGTTACAAAGAACTTGAAGGTAAGCTTGGTACTGTTACAGAAGAAGATCAACCTCAAACAGAAGAAGAACAAACCGAAACTAACGACACTGAATTTAATGCAGAAGAGTTTTATGGTGATGGTCTTGCTTCAGTATTAGAAGAAGTTGGTATTGATCCACAGGAAATATCTAACAGATTTACAGAATCAGGTGAGATTAATGAGGATGATTATACAAAGTTAGGAGAAGCAGGGTTTTCTAAACAGGTGATCGACACCTACCTTGATGGATTGAGAGGTGGTGCGACTTCTGGAGAAGATATTGCCACTGCTCAAATACAAGGAATTAAAGATTCAATCGGTGGAGATGACAACTACGGTAAGATGGTGGCATGGGCCATAGACAATCTCCCTGCTGAAGAGGTTAAAGAGTTTAATTCTTTAACTGAAACAGCAAATGCAACAGCAATTAAATTTGCAGTACAAGGTCTTTATTCTCAATACAATAACGCTATGGGTGTCGAACCAAACTTAGTATCAGGCAAGGCTTCCTCCAGTGGACCTACACCTTACAGATCTACAGCAGAAGTAGTTACTGCTATGTCAGATCCACGCTATGGTAAAGATGTTACCTACACCGAAGATGTTCAAAGACGTTTAGGTGGCAGTGACGTATTTAATTAATTATGGCTAACACACCTACTAACCCTTCACTTTATTCAAGGGTAAAATCAGAAGCAAAGAAGAAGTTTAGAGTCTATCCTTCTGCTTATGCTAATGCTTGGTTGGTTAGAACCTATAAAAAACGTGGTGGAGGTTATCGTAAAACTTAATCATGCCTTATTCTAAAAAACAAATGAAGATCGCTAGAGTTGCAGAACCTAGAGATAAAATCACAAGAGAAGATCTTATGATTCTTCGTAAGTCAAAGAAAAAGAAAAATGGCAAA